ATCGCCATGCCCGTCCACTCGCAGAACTCCGTAGCGGTGGCGAACGGTCCAGCCATCAGGTTCGGAGTTCCTCAACGAGCTCGTCCTTGGTCATCGTCGAGTAGCCCTTGATGTCCCGCGACTTAGCGAGCGCCTTGAGTTGGGCAACGGTACGGTCTTCGTACTTACCACTACCCGTGTCTTCCTCTTCCCCTTCGGGCTCCTCGGCCTTGGGAGCAGATTCGTGTTCTTCCTTCCACCGCCACTCCTTGACGTCACCGACCTGCTCGTAGTAGCCGTCGTCTGTTTCCTCGAAGCGTTCCTCTACCATCAGAGCACCGCCGCACCGACAGTCAGGCCAGTCACCTGGCTATAGGTGACCGCGATAGAGCGCGGATAGACGCCGGTGGGCAGCGGGTACACGGCGGTCCCCGAGATGAACGCAGGCTGCGCCACCCCATCGATCGTGATGATCGTGGAGTTGGCGCCCACGGTGGCGACGAGCACCGGGGTGCCCGCGGACTGCCATCCACCGGCGTTCGTGCCGGTTCCCGCGACGGTGTCCCCACCACCAGATGCCGCGGCCATCGTCATCGCGCCACCCTTCGCTGCAACTGTGATTGCGGCCATGCTTCCTCCTTATCCGTTCGCTTGGACGAGTACGTCTCGGGTGTTGCACGGGCCACAGAGCAGCCCCCTTACGCAGCGACCACATGAGTAGCCACCGGGACAACAGGCATGATCGTGATCGACCGAAAGGCTCTCCGGCTGTTCCGCTGGTGTCCCGCACCCTCTACATGCCTTCCCCTGAGCAAGCCAGATAGTTTCCGCTTGCCCAGGGGTGAGACCGTGCCGCCGCCACCGCAAGCCACTGGACTCGTAGTAGCGACGGTCGGTCTCCCGCAACTTCTCAAGATGAGCCTGACGGTAAAGACCCATACGCTCACGCCGTTCGTCACGGTGCTCAGCGTAGTAGCGGCGTGAACGCTCCCGGTCCTTCTCTGCTCTCTCAGCAGTCGAGGCTCGGTAGCGCCGCATGTACTCGGCCTTTGCCGCCCGATCCATCAAGTAATCCGGATCCCGGACAGTCCAACCGGGCGGATCAACGCCGTACCGAAGTACGCGAAGATGTTGAGCTCGATGTTTGCTGGCCCTTGCTTCTCCTCGAACCGGAAGGTCAGCAGCGGAGACTCCCAGACCCACAAGTCCGCAGACTTGATGAGGAACATCTGCGAGTCGCCTGCCGCCACTCCGGTCATCGCCCAGGCCGGCTGGAACGAGAGCGAGTCGACCTGATATCCAGCGGAGACCGGATTTGCCACGCCGGCTGCGTTCAGACCGCCGCTCCACGGGAACAGTGGACGCTGGGTCGTGTCCACCGCCTGAGCGAGCCTTGCCGTGGCGCCCTGACCCATCGCAGCTCCGGTGGGAGGAGCGAATCGGGCGAACCAGTAGTCGGCCACGGCCTTGCGGATCGCCTTGACGAGCGTCTGGTTGTCAGTACCACCAGCCGTGGTGACCGCCTGCGCCCCGGAGGGAACGAAGCCGGAGGTGATCGTACCGCCGGCACCGCTCGCACCGTTTAGGAGCGTATAGACGATGGTCTCGGTCTGGCGCTCGTAGGACTCCCGCATCTCAGCGAATGCGATCTGGTCGATCGCCGGGTTGGACGAGTCCACGATCTCACGGGTAAGCACGATGCGCCCTGAGACCGCCTGCGGTGTCACTACCTGAGGTGCGAACGCCAACGAACCATCGGAGGGGTTCGTGCCTTCAACGTGGGTCGCGGAGCCACCCGTAACCGAAGTGAACTTCGGCACGGTGAACGGCGCGGCGTTGGAGATCGTCCCCTGAGAAGCCAGGCCCACCAGCGGACGCTGGCGGAACAGGTCCGACACGTACAAGTCAGGCCGGTAACCGGGCGGAATGATGGCTGCGGCCGTTGTGGTGGTCTGCGGTGCGAAATGCAGTTGATGACGCACCACTTCGGCCATGTCCTCAGACTGCTGGCGGAACTTGCGGAGCCGATGGATCGCATCCTCGTCTCCATTGCGAGATGCCGCCCATGCGTCACGCACGAGCGAGTCGCCCCGGCCGTCGAAGGTATAGACCGAGGGCTCCTTGAGCGTCGCGTATCGAGCCGCCCTCACGGGCTCCGGGCCTTGGGGGGCGCCCATGTTCTCGAGCGTGGTGCGGATGCTCGCGTCGAGCGTCTCGGTGATGCCCTTGCCGAACTCTGCCAGGAACTGTTCCTGGCTCTTCGAAACCCGCTCGGCGAGAGCGGACATGTGCGCCTCGAAATCGACGGTGTCCTCGTCCACCCCCTGCGGGTTCTTCAGTTCCTTCTCGTCCATAGTTCCTCCTTGCCGAGCCGCCGCAACGCGATCAGCTCGAGCATCATCGAACGCCGGGAAGCCGGTGAGGGCTACGCCCGCCAGCCGTCCTTGCGTTACCAGTCGAACGTCCTCGTCGGTGGGATCGGGCTGCCAGCCGTCTCCGTCATCGAAATCAACTTCGATGGAGAAGCCATCGAGGACACCGTCCTCGGCCAATGCCAGCGCCTTATCGCCCTCCTCCCCGCGAGCCACTTTGAACGTCGCCTCCAACCCGTCCACGGTGTTATGCAACCGTGAGGCGTAGGCGATGGGTTTGGTGTGATCGTGGTTCGTGTTCAGCTTCACCCTGCGAGTGTCGGCCCAGCGGAGCGAGCCCTTGGCGAACTTCCACTTGGCGAACCCCGAACGGGCCACCTTGCCCCATGGGACAACGATGCCGGCGATGGTGCGCCGCTCCACGTCTGCGGAGAAGGACGCGGAGACCTGCTCATCTTCTGCGAATGTGATCTGGGTTTCGTCGGTCATGTGACCTCCTGGGGTGGCCTTGCCGGCATCGAGGCCGGGGGCGCGTTGGCTGCTCGTTGGGACGGCGTGAGGTTTGGTCGGTCCTCGAGCTCGCGGATCTCGTCGTCGGTGTACATCCCGATGGGCTTGCCGATCGCATACGTCTCGGCCCGCGTCTTCGTGTCCCCCCGCAGGAAGCCATCGAGGTTCACCTTCGCCTGATATCCCCGAGGGATGATGTCCCGCATCGAGAGCCGTTGTTCCACGGCGCTCATGTAAGGGGCGAATGTGAAGTCGATGAGGTCGAGTCGGCGTTGTTCCGCGTTCTGATAAGTGCGCGACGTAGTGCTGACTCCAAGGTCTTCGGGGTCGACGCCGGCAGCCCGAGCAATCTCAAGGACAGCGTGCTGTCGCTGGTCGGCGAGCTGGATCTGTTCGGCGTTGAACTGGAGGGACTTGAGCTCCCATGCTGCGCCGACGTATCCATAGGCCCTCCTCTTGCGCGCTAGCTCCCACTTGTCCAGCAGGTTCGTGACGGACTTGTCGTCTTCCTTCGGTGCTCGCACCCCTTCTTTCGGCGTGAAGTAACCGAGAGGAATGGGCTGGTCGGAGTACCCAGCCGCCGTCTGATCGAGGGTGAGACAGGTCCGGATCGCTCGTGCGGCGTGGACCAGAAGCGGCGGGTTCGGAGAGTCGAACCGGATCACCTGATCGTCACGGACCGGATAGCCGTCGATGTAGATCCTCGGCTGCCCCACGGCCATCGCCGGAGTGGAGCCGTTCACCGGCGGTAGCCAACCCGTCACCTGGACGCGGCTCGGCGAGATGTGCGTCGCGTAGGTCGGGTAGTTGTGCCAACCCCACTCGAGGACCTTCCACCAGGAGATGCCCTCGAAAAGGAGGTCCTCGTAGGTCTCGGCGTAGGTGACGACGTTGGGGATATCGGGGTCGATCTGGGCCAACAGGGTCGTGGGTTCCGAGATCTTGCGGTCCTTGTCTCGGATATGGATCGGCAGGCGAGCCAATGTTCCAGCGATAAGGTTGCGAGAACGGAGTACCGCCGGGACCTGGAGAGCCTCTCTTCGGGAGATCCGGGGAGCCACCGCCCCGCCCGACGTCATCCCCTGCGTCATCTCGGCCGGGATGTCGATCTCGAACGAGAGGTCGGGCTCGGCTCGGAGGTCGAGCCTGTTCTCCATCATCCAGGTACGCAGGCTCATCCGATCCCCTCCGATGGGAGCCCGATGAACGGCTCCGGCTCGTACTCGGTGACGCCGTGGACCGCCATCACGAGCGCGATCAGCCCCCTCGCCCTATCGAAGACCTCGTACCGCTCGCCGGCCTCGTTCGTCTTCATCGTCGCCGAGAGCGCGTGAGCCCGGAGCACCGGGTCGCCGTCGTGCATCAGCAGACCTCCCCGGAGCATCCGGTTGAACGTGCCCGTAGCCGCCGAGAGCGCGGCGACCGACTGCGGAGCCTCCACGACCTGAAGCCCTTCGTCGGCCAGCAGCTCACGGGAACGGATGAATCCGACCCCCGGCGCGTGGATCTCGGCGTCGTACTCTTGGCACAGCTCCAGGATGCGGTCCTCGGTCTTGACATGGATCGACCGCCCCTCCTCGGCCTCGAGCACCTCGACCTTGCAGGCCACTCGCCCCTCAGGCCTTGCGGCGACGATGGCGATCGCGGCGTTGTGACCCACCGAGGGGACGAGGATGACCTGCTCCCCCGGTTCGATCTGACCGATGTCGACCCTGAGCCGGTCCCACTCCTCCGGCTTGATCGGCTGCTCGGCGCCGGCGGTCCAGACGTTGCAGGCCGACCGAGC